TTTTTTTTTTTTTTTTTTTTTTTTTTTTTTTTTTTTTTTTTTTTTTTTTTTTTTTTGGGGGATCTCTCGGGACCCTGTCCAAATTACCTACTTAAGATAAGGCATTAGCTTTCAGCTACAGATTGGGCAACGTGATCTGACGTTGCCGTTTATTGTTGGAGTCTACAATACTTCAGGCAAAGACTCCATAGAAATCCTGAAGGCCCGATATTCGTACGTCGGGCAGCGAACAGCTGTGAGGCAGCTCGAAATACCTATTGGAACGTGATGAGGGGGGGGGGGGGGGCTCTCTCTTGCCTCATGGCCAGCATGTTCCCTCTGGTGGAATATTGGTCGGCTTGGTCACGTGAATCAATGATGGCCATCAGGGCGTTGGCGGAATGAGCCTTGATTTCGTCGGGCGTGGGCTTGTACTTCATGCCTCCCTCTGGGGTGATCGCCGCAGGGCTCATGGTTCCAGAAAAGAAATCGAATGCGGCATATTGGGTGTCTTCTTTAAAGCCTTTGCTGGCCCAGTTAGCCGGGGGAGTTTTGAGCTCTTTGGCAGTATTGTAGCATACCTTTGCATAGAAGGTGCAAAACTGCCGCAATGTACAATGCTCCTCAACCACGTCCTTTATGTAGGAAAGTTCGAGCCCGCTTGGGCTTTGTCCTCTCAAAGTTGTCAGTCTGGACGAGCCGTTGTGGAAACATGCCCATACTAGAGACATGAGGTCGTTGACGTTTCCCCCTCGCAGCTGTTGTAATATCGCTTCCACCTGTTGGCGCGAAGCTATTTTGTTGGCTTGCACGTCACGGGTGACTAGCTGCATCTCTTCACGGCTGGGCAAAAGCGGGTCGCGGGTGGGCGCTGAAGTCTCTGGCCTACTCTGGTTGTTTGGTGGTGTGTTCGGAACCGCTCCGGATATGGGGCGGGCTGAATCCTCGGGCCTTGGTGCATTGCTGGCCATGTTAGTGGTTATAGTTAGCGTGTTAATTATTGTTTCAGACACAGACTTGAACCTAACAGAGACCGCTATGGGTCAAGCGGTACACGAAGCGTGGGCAGTGTTCATGGACAACTGATAGCAGATCGCCGGGCAGGCTGGTGAGCCTACTGTTAGTGGTGACGTGTCTGGATACGAGCAAGACCCCCGCGTCGTACAAGGCAAATTTGATCTCTGTGGCATCAGGTCGCTTGCCAATGGTGGACCGAAGTTCCAGGGTTGTGCTGACTGCCCTCCCCTGCACGTCCATTGGTAGTCTTGTGACTACGTCGTCAAATTTGAGGATGCCGTGTGTCCTGCAAGGTAAGCTAGGGTGCTGGGGCTCATAAGATGGAAGCCTGCGGTGCGCCTCCATTAGGCTGCTGTTGGAGTTGGTGGGTTGTAGTTGTTGCACCAGTCTTACAAGCTCTTGGAGCGTGGCGTTTGGGGCAGTCTGTCCAATGCTGTTAGACAGTTCCTGCAACTGAGAAATGAGTGACTGCATGGTGGCCTCATTAGCCGACGCCCCGGCTAGTCTGCTCACCTCTGTGACCATTTGGCGCAAGCTTTCATTGATGTCGTCAACTTTGGTCGTCATGAGCTGGTGGTCTTCCCTGTGACGGTTGTAGCTTAATCGGGTGTCTATCCTGCCAATAGCCGCATTTGTTAAACTCTCAAGGTGCTTCATCCACGTGATGGTGTTGGCGTGCAAGGCATTGATGAAGCCGTAGAGCTCCTCTATCGGCAATGGGTTGTACTGAACGTCATACGTTCCTCCGGGGACGTTCGAGAGCAGAGTTGTGGCAGCATCGACGGCGTTGTTCAGGTTTGAGAAAAACACCCTTTCGGAAGTGTCTCTAGAAGCCGGTTGTTGGTTAATGCTCTGTGAGCTCGTGACCAATTGAGTCACCATGGAGACAAGGCGGGGTGTGTCTAGGCGGACGACATCAAGTCTTTGTATGGAATCTTGCGCTCTGATTATGTCACGTTGGATCGCCCGGAGCCACTCCAGGTGGTTGTTAGAAGACAGCCATGGGTTGTTGTGGAGAGTGTCTTGTATCTGCTGGATTTTCTGGTTAGTGCGGTTGACTTGCTCAAGATATTGGTCTAAGGTCACGAAAGTCATGGCTGCTCCACTCGAAGCTCTTGATTATGGCTGGTAAGTCTTGGTTGGCGCACCCGGTGACCGTCACGCTGTGGCCTGTGATGGTGATGAAGCAGGAATGCCTAACGGGTTGTGCAAGTGACGCAATGATGAACACGACGGCGCCGCTTGCTAAGCTCACTAGCAAGTATAGCCAGAGATAAGAGGAGGACTGCCGCGGCAGGGGCCCAGGAGGATTTGTTGGCGCCACGATGAGCGGGCCCCTGGTACAGCACTCGTTTGTTACCGTCCTGGTAGGAGCCTCCGTGCGGCAAGTGGTGGATGTTGTCTCCCACGTGGGGTGTTCTGTCCTGCACAAGTATGAAAGAAATGAAAGCAATTGATCCGCCTACTGCTGCCGCTATCCAAACCTTGGTGTAGTCAGGGGGTGGTGTGAAACTCATTAAACTCGTCTGACACTAGGGTGAGGTTTTCAAGCGCTCTCGTGGCTGCTACGTAGAAACCCGTTCTCTCTTGTAGCTCTGTGGAGTGGTATACGAGGGTGACTGATCGATCTTCCTGCCCTGCAAACTCCTTCCAGCAGATGGAGGGCACTGAGTGCGACTGAAGCAGTTGCTTTGAGATGGGTCCAAGATGCAAAATGGTGGCGTTTTGGAACTGTTGGGCCACTTTGGGTGAGTAAGGGTTGGTGGTGGTGAGGCTACCCTCCTTGTCACTGTAAATGTCAAAACTTCTGGCTCGCAGGAAATCTGCGACTTGCTTGGGCACTCTGTGCGAGGTGGCTTTCACGTAATGAGCGACGGAGGAGTAGGGGCCTTGGAAAGGGTCACCGATTAGGACTTGGTATTTCTCCCACTCAGTTGGCGCGACGTTCTGGTACTCGTCCAGGATTCGAATGGTGGCTCTTTGGTGGTCCTCTAGTGGATGTGACGTGACCCCGCAGCTGGAAAGTGTCCTGCCGTATGGTTGTGTCGTTGTGGCGGCTTTGAATCCGACAATCTCAATGAGGGTCTTAATAAGGGTGCTTTTGCCACAGCCCGGAACGCCGTGCACGACAATTGGGTAAGCTAAGGGCTGGTTAGTCCTGGTGAAGCCTGCTGTGATTAACCTATCTTCAAGCTGCGTCAAACTCATTAGTGTGGAGGGCTACGTCAGTTATTCGCAATAAGCTCTAAACATAAAGCAGTCCTCAGGGTTAGCGGTCAGTGTGTCAGTCAGTGTCTCAAGTGAAGTGATTTTCAGTCAGAGAAGGAGCGACCATGTAGATCCTGTCACTCTCAGCATCATGCATCTCCTTATAATGTGGGTTTCTGATAAGTCTGTCTGAGGTGACATGGTGCATGGGTAGATGATTTCCAATGTCTGGGACTCGAGCGCCTTTCTTAATTAGCAGCCTGGTGGCCAGCTGGTGATGGTCCATCTCACGCTCATCAAAAACTTCAAACAGTTTGTCTTGCAGCCGATACGCATACTGGTAGTCAATGGCATAACTGCGCCTGACTTCGTCCATTTTGTTGAGTCTGAGAGCCAACTGCAATGACTGGTACAACTGGATTGGGGATTTGATGATCCCATACTTGGTTAGCCTCCACCCGCAGAAATCAGGTTTGTTTGTGGCAAGGGGTTTGGCCTTGAGAGAAAAAAGATGTTGGGTGTATTGCCAACTGGGCCGTTCATCGCAAACTTTGTCCCTCACAAGGTCGTCGCCAGCGTAACACGCATTGACGTTGGTGTCGAGACGGAACCTCAGAGCGTCGTATGCTATGTTGCATTCGGTGTTGGCATCGAAGGTGGGCCCCTCGCCGCTGAGTCTCATTATGGCCAAGTTGCCGACAAAAGTCTTGGCATGAATTTTAACAAACTTATAAAAACTGAGGATCTCCTCAGGTACCCCAAGGTGTCTAGCTTTTCTTAGCTCAAAGTTGAGGAAGGCTGCGTCTTGTGATTGATCGTACTGCTCATAGTCAGATGTGTAAGAGGGTCGTGAAAAGTCCCATCTGGTTATCACAAAGTCATTGAATTGGTCTGGAGTCTTCTCACACATGATAAACACATTGTCTGGCTGATGCTCTTCCCTTTTCTTTCTGAGGTACAGTGCCATAGTGGTGGTCAGCAAAACAGTTGATTGTTTGAAGGCCGAAATGGTTTGGCCCGGTTTGAACTTGAACCCTACCTTCTCAAGTTTCTTGACCCACTGCGACTTGTTGAACAGAGCAATGGCCGCTTCTGGGAAATCTGGGTCTTGGCGGGTCGCCCCCTGCTGCAAGTTGCTTGTGGGCTTGCTCAGGTAGGTCCTCAGCGCCAATTGTTTGCAATGAAGCCACAAATCCCGGTCGAAGTTTTGCGGTTCTTTGGGTACTTTCATGAAGTCAGCATACGCCTCGAACAGCAAGTCTCCCGCGTTGCAGCTCTTAGCAATGGCTTTCTGGTTTTCGCTTGCCGATGCCGTGCGAATTCTTTTCTCAATTGTTAACTTGAACAGTGGCTCATCTTTGGCCTGCTGGTGGGGAAACAGTTGTATGATGGGATCTTGGGTCTGCATAAGGTTGGTTTTTTCCTGCCCGTCCCAGAGTTCTCTTGTGTCTTTGTCCTCTACTGCTTCTATCTTCTCTTCAAGAGCGACGTCCCCATTTGTCACTGGTAGGTGGGTTTTGACTTCTGGTTCCTGGGGCGTTGTTTCCGCCGGAGGTTCCGCATGGCCGGCTCTCTCATCTTCACGAACCCCGGTGATGAGGGTTTTGAGATATGGGGTGCTATCTAATTTGGCCAAGAAGTCAGGGTTGTCCGAGTGGGTGTTGACGAAGGTGATGCTCTCAGATGCTCTAGAGAAGGCGGTGTACAGCACCTCATTCGAACAAAGTGGGGTGTCGTTGTCTAGGGCTATGGTGACGTCGCTGATTGTTAGCCCTTGACATCCTGAGTAGGTGTAAGCCTGGCGACCAAGGTCTGTGAGGGCGCTCTGCGTCCGATACGCTGGTACCAGGACGGTGGCCTTGTCTTGTATCAAGTTGGCCATCGTGACAGCTCCCCCAAATTGTCTTTCGGCGTGCACTTTGATGGGATTGGCGATTCTTCTGGGCTGCCGATGGGTGGCATTGACGTAATAGTCACAGAATTTCCTAAAGTGTGTGACATTGTCAGTCAGGTTGGCAGTTTGTGCATCTTTGTTGCCATTGTGGTAGACTGACTGCCTTTGGTCGCCTGTCAGTATGACAATCTCAACGGTGGGCTTGATTGCAACGTAAGCATCGATATATCCAGCTGGTAGCTTGCCATAGTCGTCAAATATGGCCACCTCTTTGGCTTCCCTTTCACAGGCTTTCTCGAAAGTCATAAATCGCCGAGGATCCATGGCATTCATTTTCTTTTTCCAGTCTAGCACCAGGTTGACTGTGGGGACTATGACGTTCACGTTTTCGGCTAATTCCTTGCTGTCTCGTAGTGCTTCCTGAAGACAACGGCTTTTTCCGGCTCCGCCCGCTCCGTGGATGACCAGAATGGAAATGTGGCGCTCAGCATTCTCGCAGAGGCTCACCCATGCGGAGAGTTTGTCTCTATCCAGCTTTGGCAACACTAGCCCCGTGAGGTTGTTCTTGACGTCAGACATATAGGAGGCTGCCCTCTTGTTGTCCACAGTGTATTGGTACAGGTTCCTCCTGATTGAGTGGGCCAGCTTAGCGACTTCATGGCTTGAGTCTTGCAGTGGACTGATAGGTAGTTTGCCGTTGGTGGGGTTGAAGTATACGGGTTGGATCCAACTCTCGCCGTCCCATTGGGGTTTAAGAGCTGTAAACCCATGTAGTTTTAGGATTTCCACCGTGGGTGTGTCCAAGCTGGCGCCGCTTGTGGATCCTGGTAGTTGGGCCGTGCAATTGCTTCTTTCTTTGTTTGGATCTTCTCGGGAGTCATCGTCTTCTGAGCTTGCGCTGGGGGGGGAAGTTGTGTGCAGTGCTCTCTCAAGCTCATCAACGATTTGGCTGTGGTCGTCCCGGTGGCCCTCTTCGTCAGCTCCACTTTTGGCCGGGTTCTCATCAAATTGTGCCACCAGTTCTAGGTCTTCCAAGTCAGGGCCCGCGTCCTGGCCGGGCATGTCTTCCTTTGGGTCCTCTTGGTCAGAGTCTCCTGCCTCCCATCCCAAGCCCGTGGACGGGCGTCTGATGGGTACGGTGGTAAAAGGAACTGGTATCACATCAGCCACTGAGAGAAGGGCTGAGTAAGAGGTTTTACCTCTGATGCTTTCGAGCATGCTGCGCACCCGCATCTGAATCCGGGCGCTCAGTTTTGCTACCCAGCCTTTGGTGAGAAGGCATTCATAGTCTGAAACATGCTCCATGGCGGTGGTTAATAGAAGATAGTTGGCTAGTCGTATCAAATCTGCCATGGAGTAACGTTTGAGGTCTTGAGTCTCGATGACTTGTCGCAGCTTGGCGAAGATGTCTCTGAGTGAGACGGCCTTAACTGATAAACAGTAGGCTTGCATCCTCTTGATCAAGTCATGAGGGTAGGTGTTCTGAACGTTGGCCTCCGGGGGGTAGTACACTTGAGGTAAGCGTACGTAGTCAGACGCGTGGAATACCCATAGGGGAGCGACTGGCCATGGGACGTTGACACGTCTTCTTTGAATCAGCATCACGTGGTGTGCTGCTTTAGTTTCGATTTTTTCCAAAGACAGGTAGTCGGGATACCCTACGGATAAGACATTGTTAGTGTGTGTTCCGACTTGGCCAGTGGACAGCCAGTTGAGGGTTGCGTAGGAGTGCACGTAAGCTCCTCCACCGTGCCCGCCAGGCATGTAAGCGAAATGTTCCTTATAGTATTCTAAACGATATATCTCCGGGAACAAGGATGGTAGGCGGTGGAGGGCTTCGATTGGCAGCACAAGTGTTGCAAACAGTCTTTGCAACTTTGGATTCTTAAGGAATAAGGTCAACAGTTGCTTTGTTGACATGAAGTGGAGGGTGTCTGCCAAGACTGCGTATTCAGTGTGTACGCGAGGGCAAGCGCCTGGATTGGTTATGCCGTAGCGTAACACGTCCTTGGGCTCGTGGCAGTAGTTGGCGAAGACGTCTTGGTTGGGCCCTCTATTCATCAGGTGGATTTTGCTACGTTTTAATTGAATCATAGTGACTGCAGCTTTGGGTAGGTACGACCCTATTAGGGATAGGCAGTCATTCTCTATGATTTTATCACCTGCGTGGGTGTGTGAGGTGGTGGCGAAGGGGGAGGTGGTGATGCCTAATCTCTCTAGCGTTAAAGCTTCCTGATCAGTCACCGCGAATGGAGCCACTCGTTGGGCTTTAGTCGCGGCGTCTTTAGCATGCTTGAAGCAGAGTTCGGAATAGGCTGCTTTTGTGGAGGGGTCAGACACTTGGTCTAGGAGTTTTCGCACGCTGGTAGCCATACTAACAGACAGTGTTCAAGGCCTCGCTAGGTTTCTTTATCACTGAATGTACAGTTTAGTGCTGTGTTGTTTCGTGCTGTCTTGGAATGTTTAGTTTTCGTTTTTTTCCAAAGACAGGTAGTCGGGAT